CGCACGAACTCCGCGTGGCTTCGACGATCTTCAACAACTCCACCTTCACCGCCACGAACTCGTCCGTCGCTTACACGACGGCGAACCTCGCGACGATGAACGTTGCGCTCGACGTTGAACTCGCCATTGACCGCTTGCTCGGTCTCGGCGAGTCCCGCGACAATCTGCGGGTCGTCATGAGCAATCAGGTGTGGTTGCGCATCAAGGCTTCGACGCTCTTCCAGAACCGCCTGCGCGGCGCTGGCATCAGCAACGATACGTTCCTCAACTCGTCCGAGCAGGCCGCTGCCGATGTGTTCGGCGTGCGCGAGGTCATCATCGGCCGCGCCAGCTACGACACCGCTCCCGAGGGCGTTGCCTACTCCGGCGCTCAGGTGTGGAACAACACCTTCATCTGGGTCGGCTCGGTCAGCGAGTCCGGCGGCGGCTACTTCGGCGGCGGCGCTGGCTTCACGCTGGCCTGGTCGGAGTACGGCCCGGTCACGGGTGTCTTCACCTACCGCGACGAAGCGATCAAGTCCAACATCCTGCGCGCGTCGCACGCGGTGACGGAAAAGGTCGTGAATGCGAATGCGGGTCAGCTGATCACCACGCAGTACGCTTAAGACTGTCTGGGGTTGTTTGTGTTGCCCTCGTCACCGTTGCAGGTGGCGGGGGCTTTCTCTTTTTTGACGGTTCGGCACCGTCCATGCGCATTTCACTCTGTGTCATCGCTGGCAACGAAGAGCACCACATCGGGCGTATGCTGGACTCGTTCGCCCCGTGCTTCGACGAACTGTCCCTCGTTCGTGCCATCGGCTCAAAGAAGGCCGACCGCACGCTGTCCATCGCCCGCGACTGGTGCGAGCAGCACCGGAAAGACTTCATCTTCCGCGAGCACGTCAACCAAGTCGGGACCGAAGCATGGGATCACGTCGACTCATTCGGCGCAGCGCGCAACGAGGCATTCCGGCAGGCGTCCGGGGAGTGGCTGATCTGGTCAGACTGTGACGACGTGATGCAGTCCGCTGAAATCCTGCGCCCGGCGCTCGAAACTGTTACGGGCGACGTGACGATGGTTCGTTTTCAATACGACGTGCGCGGGACTGGGAAAAAGTTGTACCGCGAACGCGCGATCCGTCGCGAGAAGTTCCACGCCGGACGGGTCTGGCATCACGACGTACACGAAAACCTTCTGATGCTTCCCGGCGACCGTCACCTTGATCTACCCGATCCGGTCTGGCTCCACGCGCCGCTTGAGGTAAAGCGAGAGAATCGCGCGCGGAATCTCCGCATCCTGAAGAACTCAGTCCGCGAGACGGCATCGCAGTATTACTACATTCACCAAGAGCATTACTGCGCAGGCAATCACGGGCCTGCGGTTGAGTTCGGCAAGGTTGCGTTGTCCATGCCGAACCTGAACGAGTCGTTTCGGTACGAGGCGCATCTAAACATCGCCCGGGTCTGCGGCGACCACCGCGAGGCTGTGCGGAACTGTCTGGAGGCGCACGGCGTGTTCCCGTGGTGCCGAGAGGCCCTCGCCGCGCTGGTGCTGCTCTATTTCGAGAAGCGCGACACGATGCGGGCGCACTACTGGGCCGAACGAATGATGGAGCGCCAGGAGCCGCCGCACGAATCGCGACCGTGGACGCATGAGCGGAAGTGGTACGGCTGGGCCGGTCTGGATCTGGCAGCCCGCGCAGCACGCTACGGCAACAGGCCGGACCGGGCTGAGATGTTCCAGCGTGCTTTTTTCGCAGGCCAGAAGCCGAAGATCAGTCTGATCCACGCCACGCGCGGCCGGTCCAGTAAAGCCGTGGCCTGCCGGGACGCATGGCTGAACGCCGCCGCCAATCCGTCACAGATCGAGCACGTCTTTGCCGTGGACGCCGATGACGCGGAATCGCTGGAGATGTCCAAGCAGTTTGTGTCCGTCGTGTCCGACGCTAAGTCATGCGTCGCCGCGTGGAATCTGGGCGCACGCAAAGCAACCGGGGATCTCCTGATTCAGCTGTCCGACGACTGGTTCCCCTGTCCCGGCTGGGATGATCAGCTTCTCGCGCTGGTCGAGGGTAAGGATCTCACGGCTGAACAGGTCGTGATCGCCGTGAACGACGGTCACCGGAAAGACGATCTCCTGTGCATGGCTATCCTGTCCCGCGCACGCTGGGTTGCGCAGGGCGATATGTTCTTTCCCGGCTACGAGTCGGTGTTCAGCGACAACGAATTTTCCCTTCGCGCATTCCGTGACGGCGTAGTCATCGACGCGCGCGACCGGATCACGTTCGTCCACTCGCATCCTGTGTTTCGCGGGGGCGAGTTGGACGACACGTACAAGCACAACAACCGGCGCGACCGGTACGAGAGCGGACAGAAGCTTTTCAAGGAGCGTAACCCATGAATGGATACACCAACCACCCCGAGACCGGCGCGCTGATGTCCATCGACCGGACAGTGCGGGCCGTCTATGATCACGCTTACGTCGCGCGGTACGAGGCTTACCCAGAGTCCTGGCTTTCGATGGTGCGCGCGGACCTGATCAACCAGCACTTTCCCGAACTGCGCTGGACGGCGAAGGGTACAGTCATGGACGTCGGCTTCGGAACCGGCGCGTTCCTGCGCGAACTGCACGCGCGGCAATGGTGGCTCAAGCTGCACGGCTACGATGTCTCACCGTATCCAGCGCCTGAATGCATCACGGTCACGCCGGACTGGATCGACCGGGAGTGGGACTTGATCACGTTCTTTGATTCGCTTGAGCACTTCGCGGATCTGAGTTGGCTTGCCGACCTCAAGGCGAAACGGGCCATCGTGTCGGTGCCGTGGTACCATCCCGAGCAGGGACCGGACTGGTTCGACAAGTGGAAGCACCGCCGACCCGGTGAGCATTTATGGCACTTCACGCCAGAAACGCTCGCTAACACCATGCGCGCGGCCGGTCTGTCGCCGGTCTACGTTGGCTCACCCGAGGACGTGGTGCGCGTGGGCAACGGTACGCCGCCCAACATCCTGACGGTCTGTTTCCGCCGATGATCATCCTGAAGTACCACCAGCGACTAGGGGACGTCATGCGGATGATGCCCATCGCGCGGCAATACGCAGCGCAGTCGCGCGAGGTCTATGTCGAGTGCCTCCCGCAGTACCACAGCCTGTTCCGGGCCGTGACCTACGCGCGCCCGTGCCTGCCGGGATCGTATCAGCATATCCCGCGCGTCGATCTTGAGATCTGGCCTGATCGGTACGGTGACTATAGGGTCAGCAAAAAGACGTGGGAGGATTTCGTGTACGCGCCTTGGCCCGGACTGGACCGGCGCATTGTGTTCGACGCACTCGACCCCGCGCCGTCGCTGGAGGAGTACGGCATGGCCCCGAACACGTCGTTGGTTGCGCCGTTCGGATATTCGCAGGTCGTCAAGCCCGCGCCCGCCTTCGTCTGCCAGAAGGCTTTTGACCTGTTCGGGGCGCCGCTGCGCATCTTGGCCGAGCCAAGGCAGGCCGAGGCGGCGGTTGACGCGGGCTGGTCCGAATCGCTGTTCGTCTCGGCGCGGTCCATCCCGGACATGATCCGGCTAGTTCGGGACGCGGCAAATCTGCTGACGGTAAATTCCGCACCGGCTATCGCAGCGGTGGCGGTGCGGGACGGGTTCAGCCTGATCCGGTCTGGCAACGCGCAGGATGACGTGCAGAGCGACAAGGCGCGGCTTGTGACACTGGGGGCATAGGTATGACCGTGCGCGACTTCGACCCCGCTCTGCTTGAGGCAGACTTCTCGGCCATTCAGGATCAGGCCGGGATTACCTTTTCCATTTTCGGCGTGAGCGTGACCGGCATTTGGAACAACTCGCGCAATATGTTTCAGTCCTTCGAAGAGCAGCGCCGGGACGAGGGGCGCTATACTGTGTTTTTCCTCGCGAGTCAGGTCGTGACCGCGCCGCAGCTGACCCAGACTGTCACGCGCGCCGGAGTAACCTACTTCATCGAGGCGCTGGAGTTCGACGCCGAGGGGTCCGGCGCGCAGATGGAGGTCAAGCGGGCCATCTAGCCATGATCGGAATCGAGGTCAGAACCAAGAAGCTGGAGGATGCGCTGTTCCGGCTGTCCTCGTCTGCGCGGGTCAGCTATGGCAAAGTGATCAAGGAGGAGGCGCGGTACGTCACGCAAACGCTGATCCGGTTTACGCCGCCCGCCAGTCTCAAGGAGGGACGCGGCGCGGTCTCGCTGGACTTTGGCAAACTGGTCAACCCTCTCCGCTTTGACTACTTCAAAGAGCGTGAGACCGAGGGCGGGTTTTACCGGTCGATCTCGCGCTACATCAGGCGGCGCGAGCATGGAAAACTTCAGGCGCTGTTCAACAATCCAGCGCTTAAAGGCTTCTACGGCATGACGCTCCTGACCAACAAAGAGCAGATCAGCCGTCACCATCTCCAGCGGCGCACAAGGTACGGTCGCGTCCACAGCGGCGCGAAGACGCACGCGGCATTCGCGACCGACGCGGTCAAGGTCATGAAAGACATCCAGTCCCGAGTTGGCTGGACCGTGTCGGGGTGGATTCCTGCCGCGCGGGCGACGGGCGCAAGGTGGAAAAAATTCTCCGGGCGCTTCGAGGGAAAGAGCGGTTCGCAGAAATCTAACTTTGGGCTGAACCCGTTCATCATCGCACGGAATTTCAAGGTTAAAATCCCGAACTACCAGAAGGACGTGGACGATGTGCTTCGGTCGCGAATCAACACGACCAAAAGAAAGTTGCAGCGGGTCCTAGCGGGCAAAGCCGTCAACCTCGGTTTCGTCCGCGTCAAAGGTGGCCAACCCGTTTCCGAATGAGCACACGCACCCTAATCCGCAACGCCATCGGCGCACGCCTGACCGCCGGCGGGGCAGTCGTGCCCACGGCTAATCTGCTCAGGGGACGCAACAACACGCTTGCGTCGCTGTCATTCCCAGCCGCTGCCGTCTATGCCGTCGAGGAACAGATCGAGGTGCGCAGTCTGGCACCGACCGACCGCGTCCAATATCGGCAGCTAGCGGTAAACGTGGACTACTTCACCGCGCAGACGGGCGTGACGTTCGTGGATGACCTGTTCGACACGGGGTCAGCTGCCGTTGAGGCCGCAGTCTTGGCCGATGTTACCCTAGGCGGGGTCTGTCGTGATCTGCATTTGTCATCCGTCCAATATGTAATCGAGGACGACGAGAACGTGCGCTGGGGCGTCGCCCGCCACACTTTCAACTGCATCTACCTAACTACCGACTAAAATGGCTAACCATCTCGGCCGCGAAGGCCACGTTCGCATCTCCTCGACCACGGTCGGGGAACTCCGCAACTACTCCCTCACGAACACGTCCGACACCGTCGAGGATACAACCATCACGGACACTTTCCGCACGCGCAAAGCTACCCTGCGCAGTTGGAGCGTGTCCGGCGATGTCTACTGGGACGAGGTCGACGCCGGTCAGATCGCCCTCACCGTGGGCGCGACTGTCACGGTCAGCCTGTACCCTGAGGGGGCTGCGGCTGGCGCGAACTACTACAACGGTAGCGGCATCGTGACTAAATTCGACATCTCGGCCGCGTTCGACGGGATGGTCGAGGGCAGCATTTCCATCGAGGGCAACGGCGCTCTGGCCAGCCTCACGGTCTAATGAGTTCCGCAATCGATCTCGTCCGCGAACACTTCGCGTCCCTCGGCATTCGGGCGATTCACGTCCCGGAATGGAAGCTCACGATCCACGCCGCGCCGGTCACGCTGACCGAGAAGAATCGGCTGTATCGGAAGTCCAAGGACAACGACATGGAGTTGCTGGTCGATGTCCTGATCCTGAAGGCGACCGACGAAAAGGGCGAAAAGCTGTTCCGGCCCGAAGACAAGATTGTGCTGCTCAACGGCGCATCGTCCAACGTCGTTGCGCGGGCGGCTAACGCCATCCTGGCCGAGTCTGCGCCGAGCGCCGACGACCTAAAAAACTGATCCACGGCGGGGAAGGTGCCGACCTCCTCGCCGTGTACGGTCTCGCGGAGAAGCTCGGCAAATTCGCGCACGAAGTCATGGCCATGCCGGAGCAGGAATTGCGCGGCTGGCTAGCGTACTACGACCACCAACGGCGAGCAGCACAAAATCATGGCTGAAGCATCCTTCACGATCCGGGCGGTCGACTCCACGCGGCAGGCGTTCCTCAACGTGCAGAACAGCCTGTCACAGCTCAAGCAGTCCAGCGCGACGGCGGCCGCGTTCATGAAGCGCGTGTTCGACCCGAAGGCGCTCGGCACGGGCTTGGCTGCGGCATTCGGCATTTCGCTGGTGGGTGCGCTTGATTCTGCGGTTCAGGCGTTGGTGAATTTCGCCACGCGATTCCGCGACGTGCAGAACATGATCAAGGAGAGCGCCAACGAGGTCGCGCGAATCTACAGCGATGCATCGTTCCGCGCGATGGACCCGGAGCAGCAGCTGTCCGAGATCGCGCGGAAGCGGCGCGCGATGGAAAAGGAGATTTTCGAACTGAAGAAAAAGACTGCGGTGGTGGCTAAGGAAATTGCCGTTTTCCAGTACCAGACCGGACGGACGGAAAGGGTTCAGGTGTTCAGCAGCGAAGCGAGCCGAGAGGAAGCGCAAGCGCTTGTGCGGCTTCAGGCTGAGTATGCGAATTTGACCGTACAGGAGGAAGAACTGCGCCGGAGCAGGCTGGAAACCCGCACGCAACAGGCCGCCGCCACCACCGCCGCAATCATCGACGCCCAGCGCGAGGCCAACGAACGCGCGGCCGCAGAGCGTGCAGGAGTGGAGGCGATCAAGCAGGCGAACCGCGACGCGGCCAGCGCCATCCTAGACCGCATCGACCCGATGCGCGAATACCAGCGCAGGCTGGATGAAGTGAACCGGCTTGAGCGGGAGGGCGCGCTCCTGATGCCGCAGGCCGAAGCCGCTCGACGGCAGATCATGGCCGAGCGTGACGACGCGATCACCCGCGAGATCAATCTCCTTCGCGAAGCGGCTGAAGCGCAGCGGGACATCCTGAACCCGGCGCGGCAGTACCAGCGCGAACTGGACACGATCAACGAACTTCTCGCCCGCAATCTCATGACTGAGGACGAGGCCGCGCGCCGTCGTGCGCAGGTCAACGCCGCCGCATCCGCCGCAGTCACGGCGCGGCAGGATGAAGTGACCCGGTCCCTTGCTGAGTTCGAGCAGGCCCAAGCTCGCGTGTACGGCCAGCAACAGTCCAGCGCCGAGCGGCTCGCGGATCTCCGGGCCAAGGAGGCGACCATGCTGGATGAGTTGGCGGCGATCAGCGCAGCCGACACCGCCGCCCGTATTCGAAAGCAGGGCGAACTTGATGCGATCCGCGCACGCGCGAACAGTCGCGAGGCGACCAGCGCGGAGGGACTCATGCAGCTTCGCGCGCGCGAAACCGCGCTCATGTCTGAGATCGCGCAGATCAGTTCGGACAATGCCGACGCACGCATTCGGAAGCAGGCCGAACTTGACTCGATCCGCGCGCGTGCGAACAGCAGCGAGGCGGCCGGCATTGAGGGACTCATGGCGCTGCGGGCCAAGGAAACCGCGCTCATGGCCGAGATCGCACAGATCGGGGTTGCCGACGCTGACGCACGCATTCGCAAGCAGGGCGAACTCGTACAGGTGTACAACGAGATGCTCCCACTCATCGAGGAGCAGGGCAGGCTTGCGCAGGACGCGGCGAGCCTGATCACGTCAGGTTTTGAAGACGCGATCTTCTCCGGTGAAAAGCTGTCCAACGTGCTGCGCAATCTCGCGCTCGACCTGACCCGCTTGGTCTTCCGCAACCTCATCCTCGACCCGATGGCGTCGGGCGTCACCGGCATAATCAAAGGCATCTTCGGGATGCGTGCGGACGGTGGCCCGGTCTCGGCCAACTCGCCTTTCATCGTCGGCGAAGAGGGACCGGAGATCTTCGTGCCTCATGCGTCCGGCACCATCGTGCCGAACCACAAGATGGGCAGCGCAGGCGGGGGCGGGGGCTCTACGGTCAACATAACGTACAACATTCAATCCGGCGTGTCGCGGGCCGAACTTGCGCCGATCCTCGAGAGCGAGCGCAAGCGGCTCAAGGCAGAGATCCCCGACATGGTCCGGCGCGGCGGATCGTACCGCGCAGCCTTTGCGTAACCCGTCATGGCCATCACCTTCCCGCTTACGCCTCCGTCGCCATTTCGCGCCTCAAAATTGTCCTTCTCTGGGATGTCTGCGCGGAGCCGCAACATCTCGCCTTTCACGTTCCAAAGCCAGACCTACCACTGGCCGGGACAGGCCTGGATGGCCTCGGTCGAATGCCCACCGATGGTCCGCGCCGACGCCGAACAGGTCATTGCGTTCCTGCTCGCGGCGCAGCGCGGCACGTTCTGGTTCCGCGACTTCGCCAATCCGAACCCGCGCGGCAACGTCACGGGCACGCTCACGGTGAACGGCGGCACGGCAGGCAATACCGAACTGACCATTGCAGGCGCGTCCGGGACATTCGCGGTGGGCGACTGGCTCCAGATCTCGACCAGCCTGTACAAGGTCATTCAGGTCAACTCCGCGACGAGCGTGGACCTGTTCCCGGTGCTGCGCTCGACGTACACGGTCGGAACGGCGATAACCCGCACGTCCGCGCAGGGGCTGTTCCGTCTTGGACCGTCTCAGACCGAGTGGAGCATTGAACTCGCGGGCATCTACGGTGTCGCGTTCCAGATTATGGAGGAGCTTCCGCAATGAGTATTACCGCAGCAGGCCGCGCGATGTCGGCGGGGATGGTGGCAGAGGTGACCACGGCAGCGCTGTCCCCGGTGCTTCTGGTCAGCATGAGTTTCTCGACGCCGGTGTACCTCTGGACCGGATACGGTACGCTAACGTACGCAGGCAACGGCTACCTCGGGCTAGGCGATCTCGGCACGGTCGCGCCAATTGAGGAGACGACTGACCTGTCAGCGCGCGGCCTGATGTTCCAGCTGTCGGGCATCCCGACGGCGTACATCAGCATTGCGCTTAATGAGGACTACCAAGGCCGCGCGTGTAGCGTCATGCTCGGCGCGTTATCCCCCACGGCTGGCCTGATCGCGTCACCTGTGACGGTTTACGTGGGGCGGATGGACGTGATGACGCTGACCGACGACGGCGAGACCGCAACGATTGCGATGAGCACCGAGTCGCGCCTTGTCGACTTTCGCCGCGTGCGCGAAACGAGATACACCGACGAAGAGCAGCACACAATTGACCCGACTGACAAGGGGCTTGAGTTCGTCACGGGGCTGCAGGAAAAAACGCTCTACTGGGGCAACCAGAACACGACCGCGCCGGGCAACTGGAACGGAGGCGGCGACGGTGGCGGCGGCACGGGAGGCGGCATCGGTGGCGAACCGGGACGCGGCGATAACCTTCCGCCGATATGAGGGCCGACAACTGGCGGACACTACTCTCGGACTTCATCGAATCGCGGCGAGAGCGCCCGTTCGTCTGGGGTCAGCACGACTGTTGCCTGTTCGCTGCCGACTGGGTCGCGCTCGCGACGGGCCACGATCCGGCCGCGTCATGGCGTGGTCAATACGACTCGGCGCTGTCCGCGCACCGCATCGCTGCGCCGTTCGGGGGCACCGGTGGGCTGGTCATCCATGCCCTGAAAGCCTCCGGCGCAGTCTACGTCGACCCCAAGCACGCGACGGCGGGTGACATCATCATTCGCGATTCCGAACTGGGCGACGTTACCGGCGTCGTGGTTGGCCGTGACGCGGCGTTCGTGGCTGAGTTTGGTCTGACGTTCGCGCCCATTACAGACGACAAACACGCCGAGTTCTGGCGCTTCTGACCATGCCTCAAGCCTTCTTCGTTAAACTCGCAGCGGTTGCGCTCACCAAGATCGGTGCGTATTCGGCGCTCGCATACGTCTCGACCATCGGGAAGGTGCTCCAATTCATCACCGTAGTCGGCGCAAGCATGGCCGCTTCCAAGCTGCTGCGCCCGAAGATGCCCAGCTTTGCCGACTCCCTCGGCTCGCGCGACCAGATGGTGCGCTCCCCGATTGCGGCGCGGCAGATCGTTTACGGGCGGGCCAAGGTGTCGGGCGTGATCGTCTACCTCGGAACCACCGGGGCCAAGAACGAATACCTACACATGGTCCTGGCCATCGCGGGCCACGAGGTGGAAGAAATCGGCGACGTGTATTTCAATGAGGATCTCGTCCTGACCGGATCAGCCGACGGCGCAGCGACCGGGAAGTACGCAGGCCATGGCGACATCTACAAGAAGTTAGGCGCGTCGGGACAGACCGCATTCTCCCAGCTTGTGACCGACACCGCGTCGCTGACGAACGGTCAATGGACGAACGATCACAAGCTGACCGGGATTGCGTGCGTCTACGTCAGGTTGAAATTCAACAGCGAGATTTACGTCGGCGGCATTCCGAACGTGTCCGTCATTGTCAAGGGCAAGAAGGTCTTTGACCCGCGCACGGCAACGACCGTCTACAGCACGAATCCCGCGCTCTGTCTGCGAGACTACCTGACGAGCTCGCTCGGTCTCGGAATGAGCACGACCGAGATTGACGATACCGCGTGCATCGCGGCGGCGAACGAGTGCGAAGAGCAGGTGCAGATCCTTCCGCTCTCGCCCACGACCTACGAGAACCGATACGAGTCGAACGGCGTAGTCATGACCAGCGAGTCGCCGGACGGGATTATCGGCAAGCTCCTGTCCGCGATGGGCGGTCTCTGCGCGTACAGCGGCGGACGGCTCACGATGTACGCGGGGACGTACCAAGTGCCGACGCTCAGTTTCACCGAGAAGCATCTGGTCGGTCCGCTCTCGGTCTCAACGCGCATCTCCGCGCGTGATCGGGTCAACACAGTCAAGGGCGTTTATACCTCCGAAGCGAACCAATGGCAGGCCAGTGACTTCCCGGTCATCTCCTCCGCGACCTACGTCAGCGAGGACAACTCAATTCGGTACACGCGCGACGTTGCGCTGCCGTTCACGATCTCGGCGAGCATGGCGCAACGGCTTGCCGTTATTGAACTACGCCGCGCTCGTCAGGAGATCATCTTCAGCGCACGCTTCCGCCTCGAGGCAATGCAGATCCGCGCGGGTGAAACCGTGATGATCAGCAACACGAAGCTAGGCTGGACTAACAAGGTCTTCGAGGTGATGGAGTGGCGATTCACCACCGAGGGTGAACCGCCCACGCTCGCCGTGGACATGACCTTGCGCGAGATAGACTCGACCGTCTACTCCTGGACGGTTTCGGATCAGATCGCAGTCACCGCAGCGCCGAACACGACGTTGCCGAACCCGTGGAGCGTGACAGTCCCGACCAATCTCGCACTCGTCGCGGACGGAACGACGCAGGTTTATCAGGCCGACGGCACCGCGATCAGCCGCATCCAAGTTAGCTGGTCATCGCCCGCAGATGAGTTCGTCAGAAGCGGCGGGTCCATCGAAGTCGAGTGGAAGCGCGGCGACTCCACGACTTATCTGCATTGGTCGAGTGTACCCGGCGATCAGACGCGCGAGTTTATCGACGGGGGCGTCGTGATCTCGGTCAGCTACGACGTGCGCATTTACGCCGAAAGCTACTTCGGCGTGTCGTCATCCTACGTCACCGCGTCCGTAACCGTCGCGCCCGACACGACGCCGCCCGCGATCCCGACCGGACTGACCGCGACGCTCGGCACGGGCCGCGCAATCTCGCTGGACTGGGACGATAACATTGAACCGGATTTCAGCGAGTACGGCATTTACCGCAACACGTCCGGCGTCACTCCGGGTCTGCAAACTGCGCTATGGGCCACGGGCACGCAGGCTTTCGGTCAGCTTGGTATTGGCGACACCACTACGCGGTCGTCACCGGTGCAGGTCGGAACCGTCCTGACGTGGTCAAGCGTGGCCGGTGGCGTTGAGCACACCGCAGCCACGCGCGTAAATGGATCGCTCTGGACGTGGGGGCGCGGCATCAGCGGCGAGACGGGCCACGGCGACACAGCCACGCGATCCACTCCCGTTCAGGTCGGGGCGCTGACGGACTGGTCACAGGTTGCGTGCGGCGGCTTCTTCACCGTCGCGCTCAAGACTGACGGGACGCTGTGGAGCTTCGGCAGCAACGGCTTTGGCCAGCTTGGACTGGGCAACACCACGAACCGATCCTCGCCCGTCCAGATCGGCGCGTCAACAACGTGGGCTTACGTCGCCGCAAACTCCGAGCACGCGGCTGCGGTCAAGACTGACGGGTCGCTCTGGACGTGGGGCAACGGGGCGAGCGGAAGACTGGGGCACGGCAACATCACGTCGCAGTCTAGTCCGACGCAGGTGGGGGCGCTCACGAACTGGGCGACGGTCCATTGTCTGGGCGCGGCCACAATCGCGCGGAAGACCGACGGCACTTTGTGGGCGTGGGGCTTAAACGGGTCCGGTCAACTTGGACTGGGCGACACCGCGAACAGATCCTCGCCCGTCCAAGTCGGAGCGCTGACGGACTGGATCTCGGTGGCGTCGGGACATTACAGCGTGATCGCCCGACGATCCAACGGGACGGCGTGGGCGTGGGGCAGCAACACCAACGGCGAGCTTGGACTCGGCACCGTCGCGTCACGCTCCAGTCCGACGCAACTTGGAGGCTCAAACGAATGGTCAGTCATCGAGGCGTCGCGCAACAGCTTTTCCGGGGTGAAACCGAATGGCACGCTTTGGACTTGGGGACGTGGCAACGAGGGCCAACTCGGCAGCGGCTCAGTGGCTAGTCGGTCCTCGCCTGTTCAGGTCGGAGCGCTCGCGACATGGAATGGTCTGGGTAAGTTCGTCCATAACCACGCGATCTTCCTGCAAGGCGGATCAGCCGGTGGCGGATCGGGCGGGGCGGACAAGATCGCTGAGACCCGCGCAAGCCGGTTCGTAGACGCCGAGGTCAGTCCGGGCGTGACGTATTACTATTGGCTGAACGCCTACGACCGGCTCGAAAACGTCTCGGACTTTTCCGCGCGCGTGCAGGCCACTCCGGCCGCGATCACGGCGGGCAGCGTAGACCAGACCCCGCCGGCGAATCCCACCGCGCTCACGTCGGTCACGTTCTCGACCTACCTCGCATCGGATGGCGGCGCTCGCGCTCTTGTCGTCGTGACCGTGGCCGCTCTGCCTGCGCGTGCGGCGCTGCAAAATGTCCTGTACCGGAAGCAGGGCCACGCGAACAGCTACGAGGTCGCCGCTCAAGTGAGCAACACAGCGCCGATTTCTGCGGTGCTGGACGATCTCACGCCCGGCGTGACCTATGACATTGCCTCGCAGGCGTGGTCGTTCTCGAACGTTCCCAGCGATGTCATCACGGCAGCGTTCTCGCCCTACGTGGGCGGGACCGCACCGGCTCCGGCCACGCCGACCGGGGGCGCGCTGAGCAACAGCGGAATTATTCCGAACTACCTCCCCGGGACCGACGTTCTCAATTTCGGAACGCGCATTTCTTGGAACGCGAACACCGAGCGGGATCTCGCAGCGTACGAGGTCAAGGCAACCGTGACCGACACGGACGCGGCGACGGACTACAGCTGGTTCCCGTCGTCCGGCGGTGGACTGGCTCGCGTCGTTGGCACCGAGGAATTCCTCTACAACGCCGTGCTCGGCGCTGGCTTCGTTCGCGTGCGTGCGGTGAATCGGTCCGGCTCCGCATCGGGCTGGCATCGCATCGGCAACGCGAACAGCGCCGCATCGACAGGACTGACGAGCCTTGGAGAACAACGCGCCGGAAACGTCTCCATCACGGGCGGCACGATCAAGATTCCCACCGGCGGTCAGCGCGGTTTCGAGGCGAACGTCTCGACCGCCGTTGACGTACTCGGCGCTGACTTCCGCGTGTACAACACTTCGACCGTGGAAAAGTTCCGCGTCGATGACGCGACGGGTCAGGTCCAGATCGACGGGACGCGGGTTTTGTCGACGCGCTACGCTACAGCGCCGATCACTCTGGCCGACGTCATCGCAGTCCTAACCCATCACGGCCTCGCGCCGTAACGACCATGGCACTACAACTTAGCATCACCCTGCCCAACGGCGTGACCGGAGATTATCTCCGCATCGTCGCCGTCGAGTGGAACCGTCCTGCGTCGATCTCGGTGTGGAAGATCGCGCTGTACCTCAGCGAGGCCCAGGCTAACGCCGCGCCGAAGTACCCGCTGGCCATCGTCGCGCAGGTCCGCGTGGACGGGGCCAAGTTCGAACAGTACCTTTCGAACGAGGCCATCGCTGCCGCAGGTCACAACATCATCGCGCAACTCTACGCCGTGACCAAGGCCGAGCCGGGAGCGGTCACGATCATCGCGCCCGTTGCACCGTTCGACCTAAGCGAGGCGACCGATGTCTAAGCCGCGCCGCTTCGTCGTGGTCAGCGATAACCACGGCGACCAGTACGATCCCGAGACGTTCGCCGCGCTCAAGGCGTTCCTGCGCGACTTCAAACCGGACTTGCGTATCCACGCCGGGGATGCGTGGGACTTTCGAAATCTGCGCAAGGGCGCAAGCGACGACGAGAAGGCCGAGTCGCTCGCGGACGATTGGGAACAGGGAACGGACTGGCTGCGGACGTTCTTCGACGGCGGGAAGGAAAACCACTTCCTGCGAGGGAACCATGATGAGCGGCTGTGGAGATTCGCGGACTGTTCGGTTGGACTAATCCGCGACTACGCACGCGAGGGAGTCGAGCGAGCGAGCAACATCCTGAAGCGGTGCCGCGCGAAGATGCTGCCCTACGATTCGCGCCACGGTGTGTTGCGGCTTGGCCATCTCCGCGTGATCCACGGGTACTTCGCCGGGATCGGCGCTGCACGGCGGCATGGGATCTCGTACGGCAATTGCCTGTTCGGTCACACGCATTCGACCGACTCCGCGCCGGTCGAATCGGTCGAGGGACCGTCAGAGGCACGCGGTATCGGGTGCTGCTGCAAGATCGACATGACGTACAACGCGCACCAAGTGGCCAAGCTTCGGCACGACAATGCGTGGTGCTACGGTGTGCTGTTCGACGACGGCACGTATCAGCTTTTCCAATGCAAGAAGATCCGGGGACGATTCTATGCCGCGCAGCAAATCACCGCGTACTGATGACTGGGCAGCAGCGTTCGGCGCTGCGCTGCAAACTCGCGAACGGCTCCCGAGTGGGAAGGGCTGGAGGACTTCGCACGAACTGCGCGAGGAGCTAGACGTTGGTCGGGTGAAGTTCTATCAAGTTTTGCGGATGATGCGTCAGCAGGGCCGCGTCGAGAACTTCACCGGCCGCGTCTCGATAGGCGGCAAGCTGTCCCGGTGCGAGTGGTATCGGCTGAAGTGATACAATGGACCGCCCGCCGCAATTTGCCTTGGGCGATCTAGTCCGCTCGCGAGTGGACCCGTCCTGTGGGTACGTCGTCACGGGCCACGTGTACCGCCGCACGCATATAGACTACCTCTGCGCTGACCCGCACGGAGCCGAGGAGGTACGGGGCGAGCTAGAGCTAGAGCAGGGCGAGCGACTCCGCGACCCGATCAGCGCGGATTGATATGGGCTAAGTCGTTGGTACGGAACTACGTTGCGCGGGATCGGATAAAATCCGCTAGTTTTCGCTTGCGACAAGCGGCGCGGGCTGTACGGTGGTCGGTACACAACCACCCGCACATGACACCCGTCGCCACCATCCGAACCTACGCTATCGTAAACCACGGATCGCTCTCGGACCCAAGACTCAGCATCGATGAACTCATCGATGGCCGGTACACGTCCCAAGTCGCTTTCTGGTTCACCGGCCGGAGTTACCGCGCTGCTTACGTTTGGGCCAACGCCCGCCTTGAGTCTATCTTGTCCGAGGACGCAAAGCGCGGCGTTACCAGCGTTGCCGTGACCGCGCCCATCAACCGCGCGGGCGTTCCGGTCTTCTCGCGGACCGCTGTGGGCCTCGCAGTCTAACCCACCCCACCCACCCCCAACCCACCCAGCCATGCCCACCCAGACCATCAACACCCGCGCCGCGTTCCTTCGCGGCTTCCAGTCCACGACCGGACTGCCTTCCGCTGACGCCGCAAGGCAATGGGACGCATTCTCCGCTATGCTGTCCGATGACGAGATTGCCGCTATTGAATCCGGCGGTTTCGAATCCGGCGCAGACTGTGGCGCGCAGTTCAATGAGGCCTACCCATGCGCCGCATCCTGATCACTCTAGCCCTAGCCGCCACGGTCAACGCCGCCCCGCCCGAATCATTCTGGCGCGCGCTGCATCAGGTCGAGTCGTCGGGGCGCCGGACCGGACTGATCCTTGGCGATCAGGGCCGGTCACGGGGACCGCTCCAGATTCAGCGGGCTTATCACGCCGACTCCGGCGTGGCCGGGGCTTACGAGCGCGTCGATGATCTGGCGTACTCGCGCCGCGTCGTCACGGCGTACCTCCATCGCTACGCCCGTGCAGCGTGGGATGCCGGCGACGTGGACACGTTAGCCCGGGTCCACAACGGAGGCCCTAGGGGCGCGCAGAAGCCGCAGACCAAGGCGTACGCGGCGCGAGTACGGAGGGCTATGCAATGAGCTACGAGTCGCAACGCTGCACGTGCGGCGGCAGAAAAGAGCGAGAGACCATGCTTTGCCCGGAGTGCGTGCGCCAGTTCGAGGCATCGCCGGACTACGCCCGCATGAGCGACCCCGCCGTGGACTGGTACGCTCGACGCAGCGCCGCCATCCGCGTCTTAGCCTGCGCTCGCCGGCGGCGGGCAACCAACACCGTTCTGCAATGACCAACTTCCTCACCCTCACCCCCGCCGAATTCTGCGCAGCAACTAAAGTCTGCGCCGAGGCGCGCGAATTCGCGCTGCGGCACGCAACAATGGCCGAGGCGTGGGACAATTGCCCTCGACCGGACTGGCTGCTCTGGACCGCCCGAAAGGTAGACCGTGCGCCCGATGACCGCACGCTGCGGCTGTTCGCCGTCTGGTGCGTCCGGCATACCCCCCTCGGTGACGGGCGTGTCACGGGTGACCTGCTCACGGACCCGCGCTCGCTCGCTGCGCTGGAGGTGGCCGAGCGGCATGCTCACGGGCGGGCTACAGACGCGGAGTTAGCCGCCGCCGCCGACGCCGCCTACGCCGCCGCCTACGCCGCCTACGCCGCCTACGCCGCCTACGCCGCCGACGCCGCCTACGCCGCCTACGCCGCCGCCTACGCCTACGCCGCCGCCTACGCCTACGCCGCCGCCTACGCCTACGCCGCCGCCGCCGCCGCCGCCTACGCCGCCGCCCCGGCCTACGCCGCCCAAGCCGACCAGTTACGCCGCATGGTCGCTAACCCGTTCCGCCCAAAGGAGGACAAGTCATGAACCTCCTCACCCTGACTCCCGCCGAATTCTGCGCGGCAACCAAACCCTGCGCCGAGGGGCGCAAGTTCGCGCTGACCCACGCAACGATGGCCGACGTGTGGGACAACTGCCCGCACATTCAGTGGATGGCGTGGATCGTCGGAAAGGTGGACTGCGTGCCCGACCACAAGACACTCCGGCTCTTCGGTGTCTGGTGCGCCCGCCACACTCCGCTCGGGGACGGGCGGGTCACGGGTGACCTCATCACGGACCCGCGCTTGCGGGCCGCGCTGGATGTGGCAGAGCGGTACGCGGAGGGGCGGGCCACCGAAGACGAGCGGCTGCACCATCAGTTCGCAGCCCAATCTATGCTGTTCACCTCCCAGCCCTGCGCCTACCACGCCGCGACGGCGGCGGTCGAGGCGGCGCTGGGCCACTGGCCGTACCACGCCGCATTCGACGCGGCTTTTCACGCCTCCCGCGCCCCCGGATCTATCGAGGCGAACGCCGCCGCCAGCCAAGCCCAAGCCGACCAGTTCCGGCGCGTCGTGCCTAACCCGTTCCGCGCCGGGGAGGCCCAGTCATGAATCTCCTCACGTTAACTCCCGTTGAATTCTGCAAAGCCACCCGCGCCTGCGACGTGGGGCGCGAATTCGCCCTGCGGCACGAAACAATGGCCGAGGTTTGGGACGCCTGTCCGCGCACGGATTGGCTGATCTGGATCTGCCGCAAGGTGGACTGGATGCCCGCGCCCCGCACGCTGCGGCTCTACGCGGTCTGGTGCGCCCGCTACACGCCCATCGGAGATGGTCACGTCACGGGTGACCTGCTCACCGATCCGCGCTTGCTCGCTGCGCTGGAGGTGGCGGAGCGGTACGCTCACGGGCGGGCTACAGACGCGGAGTTAGTCGCCGCCGACGCCTACGCCGCCGACGCCGCCCGCGCCGCCGCCTACGCCGCCGACGCCGCCCGCGCCGCCCGCGCCGCCGACGCCGCCTACGCCGCCTACGCCGCCTACTACGCCGCCTACGCCGCCTACTACGCCGCCTACGCCGCCGACGCCGCCTACGCCGCCCGCGCCGCCGCCTACGCCGCCGACGCCGCCCGCGCCGCCCGCGCCGCCGACGCCGCCTACGCCGC